TAAGGATTTTACCAGGTATTACAATCGGCTTATGCTTGTACAGGATAACATATACAAGCCAATATATAGGTTGTTGGTATATGGTGTACATCAGCAAAAGGATGAGCAACAAAAATTGGCAGCAATGGCAAAAGCAAAAGAGCTGTTAAAAACTTTTGTAGTAAACATATCAGAGGTAATGCAAGGCAAAAAAGACAAAGAGCTGCCCGATAGAACCTAACAAAAAACTGTAAAAGAGTAAAAAGCGTAAAGAGTAAAAAGCGTAAGTAGCAGGGATTTTTTATAATCCCTGCTATTTTTACAAAAGTAAAAATAAAGAGGGAGTATAAAACATGTTAAAAAAGACAAAAAAAACACTATGGATTTTACATGACAGACATGACAATATTGTATGTGTGGGTGATTATCGTACTTGTTTAAAGTTTGTATCTTATCATAATAAAATACAAACTCTGTTTAGGCACCTAAATAACTGGTATCTAAAAAACAAAAGAGTATATTGGTTGTGGCAATATAGCAGCACAGAGATAAAAGGTATATAGTTTATAAACCGTATAGGATTAAAAACCTATACGGTTTTTTTATTGGTATATGATTTGGAATATATACACTATTTTAGCAATACTAAAAAATCAGAATATGGTAATAAAACAAAAAACCAATTGATATATATCAATCTGCAAAAACTAAACAAAACTAAACAAAACTAAGCCTTCTCAATTCTGATTCTATAAAAACAAAAACTATACCAGAAGCATATATTCTGGAAAAATAAAATAAAAAAGTAATATAAATAGAATGGATAATATAAATAGTATAAATAGAATATATAAGATTGATAATTTAAGTAAAATACGGGATATAGGTCGATTTTATGGAATTGTTTTTTCCGGTAGAAGGGGCAATATTACTCTCTAATTTCCTGAGAAATTTTTTTATCCTTATATACTATTTATACTATTATCCTCCAATTTCCTGAGAAAAATTTTTTCCCTTATAGTATGTTTTATCAGATATTATATTACCCCAGATTTTCCTATGAAAAATTGTTTCTCTGTTATACTAAATAGTGTGTCTTGTAGAGGGTTTTATTAAAATACCTACCAGAGAAAAATAATGTTATTTGTTTATTGTTTATATTTGGATTTTTTTAAACTGATTTTTTATTTGTTTTTCTTTAAGAAAATTTTCCAGAAAAATTCTTCCCAAAATTTTGATATGGATATGAGATATGCTATTTATATGATTTAATAGAAAAACCGATAATCTGTTATTAGCAAATTATCGGTTTTTAAAGAGGATTGGATGGGCAGTTTTTTGGATGTCTGCCAACCTGCAAATGGTATGATAAAAGAAAGAGGATGTGGATGTCAAGATAAATTCCAAAAATTTTGAAAAATATTTACTTGCTTATGGAATTTGAATTATGGTATGATTCTGTAATGCCGATAAAGATTAAGGTGAATATGAGTATGCTGTTTAAGGTATATGATTATGCCAAAGAGGGGCTGTCTATTATAGCAATATCGGAGTTTATAGAAATAAGTCCGAAGACCTTTAGACGCAATGTGAGGCTTATGAAGGCTTTAAAGCTGGGCAGAAGGGTCTATAAAGCCCGTAAATCCGGTGATTTTAATATGATAGACTATGTTTACAAAAGGCTGCCTGTCCGCTTGCAGAGGGTGTGGGATGAGATTAAGGCTGTGGAAAAGACTGCCAGTGGGTATGAAAAGGTTGAGGTGATATTAAACAAGGCGGGAACCAAAGTCCGTCAGAATTTGTTTATACATTCGTGGGTATGCTCCAATTTTTGCCTGTCCAAAGCACTTCGGAAAGTGAACATATCCAGAAAAATGTTTAATAATTGGCGGGAAAATGACCCATATTTTCTTGAGCTTATAAATGAAATAGAAGTTTGCAAGAAGGATTTTTTTGAGGAAAAGCTCTGCACTCTTGTAGCCCACAATAATACCAAAGCAATTCTTCATGTTAATAAAACCAAAAACAGAGATAGGGGTTATGGGGACAAGACGGTGGTGGAAATATCCGGTCAGGTAAATCATCAGTTGATAAAACTTGATGAACTGGATTCTCTACCTTTGGAAGAAAGACAAAAACTACTGGATGCTATTAAGAGCAGACGCAAGCAGATAGAAAGCAGAACTTTGCCATTACCTGTTATAGAAAGTAAGGATGTAGAATTTGCAAATAGCAGTCAAAACTAATTCTCATCAAACGGCTCTCATAGATGAATATGACCTCATCAGAAGCGTAAGTAAGGATAGTTTCTTTAGTTTTGTACTTGAGTTCTGGGATACTATCATAACAGAAAGATTTGTTTATAACTGGCATATTCCATATATTTGCAATGAATTGCAGATGATTGCTGAAAGAGTTTTTGCAGGTAAACCTAAAGAATATGATTTAATTATCAATGTACCACCTGGTTCAAGTAAACCCGTTTGGGAACAGATGCCAATTTTAATGGCTGATGGTTCTTATAAAAAACTAAAAAACATTGTAAAAGGTAATATGGTTATAGGTAAATCTGGAAATCCCTGTAAAGTCTTAAAAGTACACAAGCAGGGGAAATTACCATGTATTCGTATTACTACTTTTGGTGGTAGGAAAATAATACTGGCTTTAGACCACCCAATCTTAACTACCTATGGATGGAAAGAAGCTGGAAAAATAATACCAAATGACCATCTTGCTTTAATGCACACGCCAAAAATAAAAGCTACAACCAATAGGGGCATAGATGAATTTCGACTTGCTGGTTATCTTATTGGTGATGGGTCTGTTTCAGGAAAAAACTGTTCCATTACAAACATAACACCAGAGTATATTGAAGATGTTTGTAGTTGTATAGAAAGATTGGGGTTTGCTTATTCTATAGCAATTACAAAACAGCACATAACACTAATCAGACTTAAAAGTAAATATCCCGAATGCTCAAATAAAGGAAAATATAAGGGAATGGGGCGGGGTTACAGAGAACCAACAGGCCCTCGTAAATGGATGTTGTCTGATGATGTTCAATTAGCTGGAAAAAATAGCAAAACAAAGAAAATTCCACCTTTTGTGTGGCGGGGAACTGATGAACAAATTAAGGCTTTTTTAGCTGCTTATTTTCATTGTGATGGTTGTGTTTCTTGGAAACATAAGGGTAAAAAGAACATTGTTGTAGAATTTGCCACAATTTCAATACATTTAGCCTATGGATTACAACGGCTTTTTTTGAGATTGGGAATTGCTATGAATGTTCGTAAAAGGATTGCAAAGAATGGATTTGCTTATAATAGAGGATTAAAAAATTATGAGTATTATGTTGTATTTACATCTGACCAGGATACTGTTTCCAGATTTGCACAAGAAATTCCTCTTTTAGGATATAAGAGAGAAAAATTTGTAGATTTTGGAAAACCCATATGTAGAACTTTTCAACAGGTGTATTGGCCGGATTGTGTCAAGATAGTCGAACCAATTAAAGAATTACCTTGCAGATGCCTAACTGTTGATAAAGATGAAAGTTTTGTAGTTAATGGTGTTGTTGTTCATAATTCCAGTTTAGCCAGTGTATTCTTTCCTGCATGGATTTGGATGAAAATGCCTACAGCTAAATTTATTGGAACGTCTTATGGTGCTAATCTTGCAGAGGATTTGAGTAGAAAAAGTAGAGATGTTATTCAGGGTGATTTATATAAAGCCTGCTGGCCGGATATTATAATAAGAGAAGACCAAAACGCCAAATCTTATTTTCTTAATACTAAGGGGGGTTTTAGAATTGCTGTTGGAACTGGTGGAATTACTGGTTATCATGGGCATTTTATTGTGGTAGATGATCCAATAAATCCTAAAGAAGCTGCATCTGAAGCAGATTTGCTCAGGGCTAATATATGGATGAATGAAACTCTGAGCACCAGAAAGGTAGATAAATCAATTACCCCTACAATTCTAATTATGCAGAGATTACATCAAAATGATCCGACAGCCAATATGCTTGAAAATTCTATTGAGGGAAAAATTAAACATATTTGTCTGCCAGCAGAAGTTAGTCCTGAAATTAAGCCTGTTGAATGTGTAAAATTTTATAGAGATGGGTTGCTTGATACACAAAGATTGTCCAAAGATGTTTTGGAGGAGTATGAAAAAAGGTTAGGTCAATATGGCTATGCAGGACAAATGCAGCAGCAACCTGTACCGCCAGGCGGTGGAATGTTTAAAATAGACAGAATACTTGTGGATACTCCACCTGATGTTGATGATGAACGCAAATGGATTAAGATAGTTCGATATTGGGATAAAGCAGCCTCACCAGGTAAAGGAATGTACACTGTTGGTGTAAAATTAGGGCAGGATTTAAAGAAGAGATTTTGGCTTTTAGATGTAAGAAGAGGTCAGTGGGAAAGTTCCAAAAGAGAAGAAATTATTAAAAATACTGCTATAGCAGATGGCAGGCATGTTTTAGTGGCCATAGAACAAGAACCTGGCAGCGGAGGCAAAGAATCTGCGGAATCAACTGTTAGAAACTTAGCGGGATGGAAAGTGATTGTTGATATTCCTGTTGGAGATAAGACTACAAGAGCTGATACATTCAGCGTTCAGGTAAATAATGGTAGTGTGAGGATGGTGCCAGCAGGATGGAATTTAGAATATCTTGATGAAATGAAATATTTTCCAATGAGTAAGTATAAAGACCAGATAGATGCTTCTTCTGGTGCTTTTGCACAACTAACCAAAACTAAAAAAATTGTGGGCAGTTTGGGTGTTAATAGCAGAGGTCGGGGTTAAGTTTTTTAAAGATAAGGAAGAATATTGATATGGCAAAGAAAATTGTAAAAAATAATGTAAAATCCATTTCTGTAAAAACAGACAGGAGAGATAAAATTATTCAGAGTCTTTTGTCTTTTAATGCTTCTTTAATAAGCAGGGCTGATTTGCTTAGAGGTTTATCGAGCAGCAGACTTATAGACATAGAAACAGAGTGTGGTTATCCCTCAGATATGACTCCGGCTGATTATAAAAAAATGTATATAAGAAATGCTGTTGGGTCAAGAGTTGTCAGACTTCTGCCTGAAGAATCATGGGCAACATCACCAGAAATATATGAGACAGAAAAAACTGAATCCACTGAATTTGAAAAAGCTGTTAAAGAAATTATTGAAAATAAGAACATCTTTTTCAACTTAAAAAGAGCCGATATTTTAAGTGGGATAGGTCAATTTGGGGTGGTGTTGTTGGGTATTGATGATGGTTTGGAATTGGATAAACCAGTTCCAACAATAAATCCGTTGACGGGTGAAAGTACAAAGCGAGGAGAACATAAACTATTGTTTATCAGAACTTTTGACCAGACAGTTGTTCAGATTTTGGATGTAGAAAAGGATACTCATAGTCCTCGTTATGGATTACCCACCAGATATTCTATCCAATTTACTGATTCGATAGGCAATACTACAACTACACAAACAAAAACAGTTCATTGGACAAGGCTTATCCATCTTGCTGATAATAGAGACAATAGTGATACTTATGGACAACCAAGAATGCAGCCTGTCTATAATAATCTTCTCGATTTGATTAAGACAAGAGGTGGTGGTGGTGAAATGTTTTGGAAGGGTGGATTTCCTGGCATAAGTTTTGAAACTATGCCAGGTATGGAAGATGCTACTATTGATGAGACAAGTTTGCGTCTTGAAATGACTAAATATATGGAAGGTTTACAAAGATACATAGCTTTGGAAGGATTATCAGCCAAATCTTTACAACCCCAAATAGCAGACCCAACGGGGCACATCAAAGCTAATTTGCAGGAAATTTGTATAGCTTTGGGATGTCCATTGAGGATATTTATGGGTGCAGAAGCAGCACAACTTGCTTCTGAGCAGGATAAAGAGAGTTGGAACGTTCGACTTATGCTGCGTAGAAATGAATATATTTCACCTATGATTATCAGACCTGTGTTTGACAGATTTATGGCTATGGGTTGTCTGCCAGTAGTTGAAAAATATAATGTCTGGTGGCCTGATTTGAATGAGCCAACAGAAAAAGATAAGGCTACAATTGCTGATTTAAAGACTACGGCTTTAACAAAATATGTTTCCGGTGGTGTAGATGCACTTGTTCCTCCAAAAGAATATCTTACTATGATTGTTGGATTTACCGATGAAGAAGCTGAAGCTATTTTACAGGCTGGTGAAGATTATATACAAGATGAAGATAATATGTTGTTAAGACCTAATCTTGCTAAACCAAATCTTACCGGAGAAGGAAATAGTGTAAAGGCAGGTAAGAGTTTAATAGATACTACACAGGATGGAAAAGGTAATAAAACTTTGCCCACAGGTGAATAAAAACAAATTTATTGATAAGGAGAATAATTATGTTTAGATATTTATTTGGTAAGAAAATTTACATTGTAGTTTTTACTGATGTTAGTGGTCGATATAGATGGCGATTGGTAGGTAAGAATAGTGAAATATTGGCAAGTAGTGAATCCTATAGTAGTAAACAGGCTTGTTTGGATACAGTTGAGTTAATATTAAATTGTACAATTAAAAAATAAGAGGTGATTAGATAATATGAAGAAGAATCCATTAAAACTTGATCCGACTCGAACTTCACTTTTGCGTAGAAAGTTTATGATTGAAATGCGTAGGCGTTTTAATAAAGTCTATGCAGGAATTGTGGATTTAATAGTGGATAAGGATGCTTTTGGTTTGGTTAGGCAGAAAATTGTAACTTTAAATGTTGTACCACAACAATGGCAATATCAAACCAATCCTCAAAAGTTAAATTCTTTTAAGACATGGCTGCAAAATATGGTTAATACAAATATTCTTGCAGTAAGTTCTACAAAAATACCTGGTCAGGCTTGGACTGCTGATTATGTGTGGGCTGCTCATAAAAGTGGTACATTAAAAGCTTATTCTGCTGCTTCAAAGACTGGTGCTGTTACCTTACCACAATATCTTGCGGGTTCGCAAGCTCAATATTTGATGACTGTCTTTTCTCGTCCGGCTACGATGGAAAGTTTGCAGATGTTATATACTGGAACTTATGATAGTTTGGTGGGAGTTACATCTGCTATGGATACACAAATGAGTAGGATATTGACTTTGGGTTTTGTTCAGGGGGATAACCCTATTGTAATAGCAAGAAGTTTAAAGAATGCTTTGGGGATAAGTAAAGCAAGAGCAGAAATGATTGCCAGAACAGAAGTAATAAGGGCACATGCTGAGGGTGCTCTGAATGGTTTTGAAACATTATCAATTGATAATGTTACACCGGATGTTGAGTTTTCAGCGGTACTCGATGATAAACTTTGTCCAGAGTGTGAAGAATTAAATGGACAAGAATATACAATCGAAGAAGCCAGGGGGATAGTTCCAGTTCATCCTAACTGTCGGTGCAGTTGGTCTCCAATTGTTTAAGATTGAGGAAATTACAATGGGGATATATCCGAGAATAATGGTAAATATTCCAAAACAGCATAAGTCAATTGGAAAAGCTGTTGATAAAATTGCAAAGCGTTGTAATCTTAGTAAGAGCAAAGTCATTGTTGCTATCTTAATAGATTTTCTGAAAAGGACTGATGAAATAAAAGTTACTTGTTCTTATGATAAAAAATATAAGCATATTAAAAAGGTAATGAAAGAATCTGAATGTTTAGGGGGATCAGAATTGATGAAAGTGTAAACTATTTGTTTTTATATAAATATAGTATGAATAATAGGTTACATTCTAAAATGACTTTATATTTTTCTATTTTTTGTAACACATCTTTGACATAACTCTAATATAGTTGTATATTTATAAATAGAAATGGCAGATATAGTAAATAATATAATAGTTGAAGTGGATGGAAAGTTTTATGTTAAATCGCATGATGGGGGAAATCTTGGTGGCCCTTATGATTCAAAAGAGGATGCCAAAAAAAGATTGCAACAGGTGGAGTATTTTAAACACATGAAAAAGAATAGTTTTCAAGAAATTACTTTTAATCTAAAACCACAGATACGCCATGACACTATGGAGGGTAAGCCTTATCTTGTTGCACCTATGGTTATGATGACAGAGGGTGTTCATAATGGAAGTAATGGCCCTTTGTTCTATCCGTCAGATGAACTTAGTAAATTGCCGGTTATTTGGAATCACAAACCTGTTGTAGTCTATCACCCCATAAAAGGAAGTGCTTGCAGTCCTGATGTTCTTAGTGCCAGAAAAGTTGGTGTGATAATGAACACTATTTTTGAGGATAGCAAACTCAAAGCAGAAGCATGGCTTGAAGAATCAAGATTAAAAATTGTAGATAAAAGGATACTCAATGCTCTTAATGAGGGCAGAATGGTAGAAGTATCCACTGGGTTGTTTACAGACAATGAGGAGATGGTAGGAGATTGGAATGGGAAGGCATATACGGCAATAGCACGAAATCATAGACCAGACCATTTGGCAATTCTGCCTGATTTAAAAGGTGCTTGCTCCATAGAAGATGGTGCTGGATTGCTGCGGCTAAATGCTGAAAATGGAGATACTGTACTTTGTGTTGATGTTGATATGGATGAAGAATTAAAAAAGTATATTTCTGAAAATCAGCAAACACTTTCAAAGCAAATTAGTATTTTGATAAATAAAAAAGGTAAAGACACAAATAATAATAAATTGAGTAGAAAGGATAATAAAATGGAAAAAGGTCAGATAATTGAACAACTTATTTCTAACAAAGAAACTAAGTGGCAGGAAACGGACAGAGAGTATTTGACATCTTTGACGGAAGAGATTTTGGAAAAGATGATACCCGTTGAAAATGCTACGGATGAGAAAAATGTTGCTGATGCTGCTGCGATTGCTGAGGAAAAGAAGAAAAAAGAAGAAGAAGCAAAGAAAAAAGAAGAAGCGGCAGCGGCGGCAGCTAAAAATGCTGAACAGCCCCAAACTGTTCAGGATTATGTAGCTAAAGCACCCAAAGAGATTCAAGATGTTTTGACTAATGGCCTCAGTTCTTACAATAAGGAAAAGGCAAAACTTATCGGTGTAATAACAGCCAATAAGAAAAACACCTTTACCAAAGGACAACTTGAGGTCAAAAATCTTGAGGAATTGCAGGCAATTGCAAGTTTGGCTATTCCTCCCAAAGAGGTTTCCTATGATGGTCAGGGCGATGTGGATGATGTTATCTCCAATCAGGAAGAGCCTCTTTCTACTCCTGTGATGAATTTCAAAAGTGACAAAAAAGTGGCATAAAGTAAAAAAGTAATTTGAAATAAAATAGGACAAAATGGTAATTAGGGAATTAAAAGAATTAAAGAAAGGAATATAATATGGCAAATCGAATACATTCTAAAGGTGCTTTTCGTTATGAAGAGTTTGACGCAGGAGAAGCAGGTATCTATCCTGGTATGCTTCTTGAAGTAAATTCCTCTGGTGATGTTATAAAACATAACACAGAGGGTGCTCGTGCAGAAAAAATGTTTGCACAGGAAGATGCCTTGCAGGGTAAGACTGTGGATGATGTTTATACTGCTAATAATCCTGTTGGTTGCATACTTCCAGTTTCAGGTTCTGAAGTGAATGCCTTGATTGAAGATGGTCAAGACATATCCATTGGTGAAGAACTGATAAGTGCTGGCAATGGCTGTCTTAAATCTGCATCTGACCTTGAAAGTGGTGAAACACTTTCTGAGGTTATTGCTATAGCAGCAGAAGCCTGTGACCTAACAGGTTCTGGTACTTCAAACACCTTAGCTGCTGTAAGAGTTAAGTAATTAACAAATCAGAAAATGTAAGTGAATAAGTACAGAAACAAATAATGAAGCAAATACAAAAACGAATAGAAGAATAGAAAGGAATGTAAAATGAATATAGCGGAAATCAATTTGAATGCTGCGATGGGTTCTGGTAGTGTGGCCGCCAAACTAATCAATTGCGGATTCAATACTAATTGTCTTCGTCCTTGGATAGGCAAAGATGGCAGGTCGTATATTTCTGCAACAGAAAATGGTAAGTTAATAGCAAAGCCTGTTAATAACGCCGTTGCCACATTGAGGAAAGAAGACTGGATTAAACTTGATGAGGTCATTGTTCCGGCTGCGAAGGCTCGTCTTAAACTGGTTGCAGATTTGAGAGGTGCCGGTCTTGAATATGGTCTCAATGGTATGGGATATACTGTATTGCAGACTGAAAGAATGAGTGATATTGGAGACGCATCTATCAGTATGGATGGTCTTCGTGAGGGGGCAAACGACAGGCCAGAGTTCGATTTGATTAACCTGCCGCTTCCCATCATTCATAAGGATTTCTCTTTCTCTGCTCGTCAAATTGCTGCAAGTCGTAATGGTCAAACACCCTTGGATACCTCAACGGCTGAATTGGCTGCAAGGAAGGTTGCTGAAGAAGCTGAAAAGCTTGCAATTGGTGTTGCTTCCAGTTATACCTTTGGTGGTGGGACTATTTATGGTCTTATCAACTTCGGGAGTCGTATTCTTGCTGATATTACCGATCCGACCGCAAGTGGTTGGACTCCGGTAACACTGATTGATGAGGTGCTGTCAATGATTCAGCAGGCTCAGGATGCTTATCACTATGGCCCGTATATGCTCTATATGGGTTCATCGTGGAATCAGTATCTTGACAGAGATTACAGCACCAATTATCCAGGCATTACACTTCGCAGTCGTTTGAAAATAATCCAGGATATTGGAGATGCTCGAACACTTGACTATCTTACTGGCTTTAATGTTGTGCTCGTGCAGATGACCAGCGATACAATTCGTGAAGTCGTTGGAATGGATATTACAACTGTTCAGTGGGAAACCAATGGCGGGATGTTGATTAACTTTAAGGTTATGGCAATTCTCGTTCCGCAGGTTCGTGCTGATATAAATGGCAAATGTGGTATTGTTCACGGTTCATAAATCGAGAACAATAGCAATAAAACAGTTTGTAATTTTGGAAAGGTAAAATAACAATGGCAAATTATAGGTTGTTAGGTTGTTCATATAAGTCTAAAGATGGCAAGACTTATGAAAAAGGTGATATTGTTGAATCAAATAGGGAATTGGATAAAAAATTTGTTGGTTTGTTTGAAAAACTGCCGGAAACGGTAGTAGTTGATAAACAACCGGAAACGGTAATAGTTGACAAACAATCTGATATAATACCCTCATCTGAGAGTGGGGAAGAAATCTTTACTTCCCCACTTTCGGAAAAGGATGTAACAAAGCAATTTCCTTATGCCAAAAGAATAGGTGGCATAAATATCATTAGGGTTACTGATGGAGACAAAGAATATTACAACATTGTTGATAGTGGGAATGGACAACTACATAACAGCAAACCAATTTTGTCCATAGTAAAAGTTAATAAATTTCTCCGTAATCTGGTGACTGAAGAAGTAGTATAAAAACAGGAAAATAATAAAATGCCTGTTTGGAATATAACTCCGATTTGGAAAGACAAAGAGTGTTTTATAATTGGTGGTGGTTATTCATTAAAGAAAAGTTCCTTTGATTGGAATTTGTTAAAGTCTGAATATACCATCGGTTGTAATGATGCTTTCCAACTTGGTGTCTCCATTTGTAAAGTCTGTATATTTGGGGATAAAAAGTGGTTTTTAGGTGATACAACAAGAAAACTTGCAGGTCATCAAAAACAATTGGAGTTATTTACGGGGATGGTTTTTACTAATCTACCGAAATTACTACACACTGATATTTCTTGGTTAAATACATTAAAACGTAGTGGTAGAGGTTTACATACAGACTGTCTTGGTTGGAATCAAAATACTGGATTTGCAGCTATAAATCTTGCTCTGCTTTTTGGTTGTAGTGCTATCTATTTGCTCGGTTTTGATATGAAAATGATAGATGGAAAACACAACTGGCACAATAACAGAATGGACAGTAGTGGTGATGAAGTCTATTGTAATTTTTTACAAACTCAAAAGAGAGTTCAAAAAGATTGGAAGGAAAAATTTCCGAACCAACAAATTGTAAATTTGGTAAAACCACCTCCATTGGATAGTAATCTTACTATTTTTCCCTGTGCTGATTTTGATAGTTTTTGGAATAAAAGGAAGAGTGCATGAGAACTTCAGCTTTATTAGTAGGTGAAATTGTAAAGGTAACTACTGGTGCAGATTTAACACCATTTATGGAAGTTGCTAATGAATTAGTTACTGAAAAATGTATCAATTCCAGTTATTCTGATGAAAGACTTATTAAAAT